TGTAAAAGAGGTTGGCTATTGCCACCCATGAGATTAGTTGACTTGCTTGCTGCCTGCTCTGTGGGACGTCTTGTCGAACGTATACGGGATTAACCGTAACGCCTTCATAGGCATCCATGCCGCATGACTCTCTAAAGCTTCCGCTCAAGAAAGTCTTCGACATATTCACTTTACAATTGTATTTTTGTAGGTGATCCAGAACAGCATTCGCATAGACTCTGGGGACAATAATATCGTCCCCATAGACGTACACATTACGAGTAACTGTAAAAATGTTGCTCAGTGTACAGGATAGTTTCTGTTCCTTCAGCAGAGCCACTACACAGATCGTGTAGAAATACATTGACTCTACTGGGAAACAGAGAGCACTCCCCATCGACGCGAACTTCAAAAGAGGACCAACTATGGTCCCATCTGGAAGCTTTGCGTGGGTCGACCTACATGAATCAATAGCATCCCGAAGATCGGGATTACTATCGAACATGCTCAGAGCTAGATCACGCGGAACGCGATCACTAGCATCCGAGAGATCGATGGTCGAATTTAGACCATCCATCGACCCCATCAACGCTTGTTGCTGATTAACTGATTGATCACTAAAATTCACGTGACCTACAGTCAACCAGAAAGACTCGATTCGAGCATATAGCTCGTCTCTAATCCCTTGCTGTGCATACTGCATGCAACAGGGTTCAACAGCGATGATCCGTGGACCTTTCATTGTTTTTGGAACTGGAGTTACCTTGACAGGCACCTCCTGATCCACAGGTACAATCGATACGTTTTCGAGCTCCTCTGAATCAATTGCGGAAATAGAATAACCGCAATCAACCAGAGGGAAGTAAGGCTCGAGACGATCATACCAATACTGCCAGCGGAACTTACTGTTTCCAGTAATCCCGTCGGCAGTAGCGCCTGGTCCGTGCCGAAGTCTAAGTTTATCCAGGTGAAAATCACCCAGAATATTAGACCAGAGCAGACGAGAAACGCGACTAAAATCATCGCGCGACTCGTCAGACAAGACGAACAATTGAAAGTCTTGCTCAACTTGTTCAAATCCAGCGATCGCGTCGCGCACCCTTTTAGGGGTACACGAAAGTTCCAGTTTCTTGAAAGCGAGGCAAATTTGCCGAACGCTATCAATAATAGTGGAAGTATCGCGACCAGCAATTGGTGTTTGGACATAACATCCTGACTCCTTATCAAACAAAAGACTGATCATACCTTGCAAAAATGCAGGGATTGATCCAGTTTTCTTGAAACCAAGAAAAACTGATGAGTCTATTTTACGATTTGCGAGGCTTCTTTCGAAGTCCCTAGCAAATTGTGGAAGGGTAATCGTCAAAAACGACAATCCCTCCTGTTTGATACGTGATGAGATCGTCATCTCATCGCGAACATCGGAGACATCAGCGATGCACTTAGCACAAGCATCTATATAGATGGTATGTGCCAGCTCAAGGAGTTCGTTACTTACGTGGCTTTTCAAACTTCCTCCATTTCTGGGGGTAGGTTTCCAGCCACTCTGTCCACTTATGCTGATCCTATATAAGGTTCAGCCAAGTCGTACGCTCATGAATCAAGATTCGGTTCATCTTTCAAGAACCGATCCTCACCAGCTGCAATTGGTCTTTCGACCGATGCCGGAGGATCCTGTTTTTCAGGGTCCGGCGAAGTAGCTGGATCTATAGGCACTTTCGTGACTATCAATTTCTTCTTCTTCCTTTTGGGAAGTTCAGAAGCGATTGCAGGGA